TTACTGCCACGCTACCTTTTAGCACAGGCACTACAAATTTATTGCCTGCATTTAATATGCAGCTTAATTATTACCAGCAACCACGCGGCTATAGCTTTATTCAATATGCCAAGGTTGCAGCCGATGAAAACTTTAGGCGCGTAGTGCCATCAGGCGCAGCTGTAGGTGCAGATACAAAGACTGCTACCTACGTTAATACAGCAAGCGTTAGACAAGCTGCGATGATCTTGGCTGTAGATATTTGGCAAGCGCGCCAAGTATCTCAGACAGGCGGCGTAGGACTAGATGGCTTTAGCCCTAGCCCTTACCGCATGGGCAACAGCATGATAGGCAAAATACGCGGCCTACTAGCCCCGTACATGAACTTGAATAGCATGGTGGGGTAAATGCCTACCGCTGCAATTACCACGCTGCGTAGCACCATCGCAACGGCTTTAACTAATGATGGAGTCTGGTCGGTATTCGCATATCCGCCTGCAACCATTTTGGCTAACAGCTGCGTAGTAATACCGGCAGATCCATATCTAACACCTAGCAATAACAGCTACATAACTATTTCGCCTATGGCCAATTTTAAGATTCTACTAACTGTGCCAATGTTTGATAACCAGGGCAACCTGCAGGGCATTGAGGATTTTATTGTTGCGGCTTACACAAAACTAGCTGCATCCAATCTTGTATTTAATATAACTAGCGTTAGCGCGCCTGGCGTATTAAATGCTGATAGCGGTGACTTGCTTACCGCCGAGTTCACCATATCCATACTATCGAGCTGGAGTTAAACCATGTCATACACAGATGAGGATATTGCCTTCTTAATTAAAATTGGGCAGATCACAGAAGCACCAGTAAAAGAAACAAAAACCAAAGCACCTGCAACCGAGAAAACAGAGGAATAATTCATGGCCGTATATTTAAGCAATACCGTTGTAGTTACGCTTAACTCGATCGCCCTAAGTGATCATGTTACATCTGCAACAATTAACCGCGTATTTGATGAACTTGAAGTAACTGCTATGGGCGACACAGCTCATAAGTTCGTTAAGGGTTTAGAGGCCAGCACAATTACTCTAGATTTCCTAAGCGATACAGCTGCTGCAAACGTAAACGCAACCCTGCAAGCTGCATGGGGTACAACAGTACCTATTACGCTAAAGCAGACAAGCGCAACTACATCAGCTACTAACCCGCTATACAGCACAACAATCTTGGTAAATAACACTACCGATATTAACGGCGCAGTAGCAGACATCGCTACACAATCAATTACATTTACTTGTAATTCACCAATCGTAATTACAACCGCACCATAACAAAAAGAATAGGGGCTAACAGATGGCAAAGTTAAAGATCACAAAGGCTGATGGTTCATTATCTGAACACCAGATAACACCATCGATCGAATACGCGTTTGAGTTATATGCTAAAAAAGGTTTTCACAAAGCCTTTAGAGATGACGAGAAGCAGTCAGATGTTTACTGGTTAGCGTGGGAGTGCTTAAGAGCTGGCGGCGAAACCGTGCCAATGTTCGGTGCAGAGTTTCTTAAAACACTTAAAAAGGTTGAGGTTCTGGATGATGACCCGGAACTATAGGGCGTGACTCGTTTACTTACTTGATCGCACGGATCAGTTTGGAAACGGGTATTGCGCCCAACGATTTACTAGCACTAGATAGCAGGATGTTTAAGACTTTATTGCAGGCGATGAAAGATCGAGCTAAAGAGGTTAAAGATGGCCAAAGTAGAAATACGCGGAAACGCTGATTTGCGTAAAGCTCTTCGCGCTTTTACCCCTGATCTTGAAAAGCAATTAAAAAAAGAATTAAATGCTGCTTTAATGCCAGTAGTAAAAAAGGCTAGAGGATTTGTGCCAAGTCAATCTCCTATGAGTGGATGGGAAGCGCGTTCATTTTCAGAAGCGCGTTTTCCTGTTTTTAATTACAACACAATAGTAAAAAATATAGTTTTAGAAACTAGCCCAAGCAAACGTGATCGTAGAGGCTTTACATCAATGGCTAGAATTATTAACAAATCTGCAGCTGGTGCAATCTATGAAACTGCTAGACGGCCTCAAAGATGGGTAGGGCCTAAGGCATCTGGTACATCTAAGGGCGTTAGCCGATCAGTAAACCCCGGCGCAGGCCAACAATTTATAGACAATTTAGAACCAGTTACATCTAGCCTTAAAGGTCAAGGGCGATTTATATTTCGTGCCTGGGCTGAAAGTCGAGGCGTGGCCGAAGGCGCAGCTAATAACGCAATAGATACAGCCGTTAGGCAATTCTACGCCCGTAATGGCGAAAAAACGTTTGGTAGGGCTGCCTAATGGCATTTCCAGATATTAAACTTGGCTCTAGTTTTGATGCTAAAGGTTTTAAGCAAGCCGAAACAGCATCGGCTAAACTAGAAAAAGGTGTTAAAAAACTTGCTGGTGCGTTTGGTTTAGCTTTTAGCACTAGAGCCGTAGTCAATTTTTCAAAAGCTGCTGTAAAGGCTTTTGCCGAAGATGATGCAGCCATAACAGTATTACGGCAAAACCTTAAAAACTTAGGCTTGGCTTACCAATCTGTAAATGCTGAAAATTTTATAGGGAAGTTAGAACAGCAGACAGGCATATTAGATGATGAACTAAGACCAGCCTATTCAAAATTATCAAAAATAACTTTATCAACTACTAAGACGCAGGAGTTAATGGCTTTAGCCGTTGATCTAGCGCGGTCTAATGGTTTGGAATTCTCAGCGGTCATTAACACTTTATCTCGCGCTTATGTTGGAAACTACAAAGGATTAAAGCAATTAAACATAGGCTTGACGGATGCAGAATTAGCCACTAAAGATTTTGCTGAAATTCAAGCAATTCTTATTAAACAAAGCCAAGGTGCTGGTAAAGCCTATATCGAAACTTTTGCCGGATCCATTGATAAATTGTCCGTGGCGTCTGCTAACGCTAAAGAAGTTATAGGAGAAGGCTTAGTAGATCTATTTGCAGACATGGCGGGTAATGGCGATATAGATGCTGCTACTGCTAACGTAAACAAATTTGCTACAGCTGTTAGCGATCTGCTCAAAGATGTTAGCGAATACAACTTAGCCGATTTTGTAAGTGCTTTTGTAACTGGCAATATCACAGAAGGCACAGCCTCTAAATTAGTTAAACGGCCATCTGCGCGTAGATTTTTTACAGGTGGCTCAGGGGTAGATAGTGATCTACTTGCTGCAAGAGCCGCTGCTGCAAAGATTAAGGCAGACAAACTAGCTGCAGCTAATAAGATTAAGGCCGATAAACTAGCAGCGGCTAACAAAGCGAAACTTGATAAAGCCGCCGCCGTCTTTGATTTACAGAAAATTCAGATAGCCGCTGCGTTAAAGGGCAAGATAAGCGAAGAAGAGAAGACGCGCTTGTTACTTATGCAGGCTATTGAGGAAGGCAACGCAGATAAGGCTGAGGCACTAGCTAAGAAGCTAGAGGAGATCCAAGCAAAAAATGCCAAGATTGCTGCTGATCTTTTAGCAATCGGTGAGGCTAAAGATCCCTTTTCTACATGGGCAGGCAGTTTATCTCTAGCGATTGCAGCACTTGCTAAACTAGGCCTAGGCATGTCTGCAATTACTTCAAGCATGATCCCTGGCGTCACTTATAACCCTAGCCAAAACCCCGATCGTAACTATGACGATAAAGTAGCCGCCGCCGAAAAAGCAGCAGCCGATAAAGCAGCAGCCGATAAAGCCGCAGCTGACAAAATTGCTGCCGATGCCGCCGCTGTTCTTGCTGCCGCTGGTGATAAGGCCGCCGCCGATGCTGCCGCTGCCGCTGCTGCCGCTGCCCTAGCAATTCTTGGCATACCTGGTACTACTTTCAATCCAGGGCAAAACCCAGATCGTAATTATGATGACAAAGCAGCTGCGGAAACAGCTGCCGCTGCAGCCTTAGCTGCAAGCGCCACTAATACAAGCCAATCGCCGATAAACCCTAATGGTACTTTTGGGTTTTCTTTACCAAGTTACTTACAAAATTCTATGCCACAATCCTCGTCTATCAATATAGTTATTGAAGGCAACGTATTAGATGGCGATGATTTTACTAATAAAGTAAACGATGCATTACTTAACGCCAATAGGCAAGGTTTGCCACGAACAGCTGCCGGAACGTTAGTGAACCAAGACTAATGACAGTCCCAGTTATTAACGCGGTTATTAACTTCTCTACTGGCCCTAGTTTCGCACAGGCATTAATTCTTGGCGAAGGTATCTTAGGTACTAATATTCTTGCCGATTCAGCTGCAGTTATTGTAGATGTAAGTAACGTAGTCGATAGCGTAAGCATTAAGCGCGGTCGTAATCCGCAGGCCGATGAATTTCAGACAGGTACTCTAACCCTGCGTATCGTGGATCAGAACGGCGATTTTAATCCACAGAACCCGAGCAGCCCCTACTTTGGCCTACTAGATCCAATGCGTAAAGTATCTATATCGGCTACCTATAGCGGCACTACCTACCCAATGTTCTCAGGGTTTATTACTAGCTATACGACCACTACCCCTAAGAACGCTAACGATGTTGTCTATACAACTATCCAGGCCGTAGATGCCCTAAGACTGGCTCAAAATGCACAGATCAGTACAGTTACAGGTGCAACCGCTGGCGATCTAAGTGGCACAAGAATTGATCAGATCCTTGACCAGATTGCTTGGCCAGAATCTATGCGCGATGTTGATGCAGGTTTAACTACTATGCAGGCAGACCCCGGCACAGCTCGTACATCCCTAGCTGCATTACAAACTGTTACAAATAGTGAGTACGGCGCGTTTTACGTTGATGCATCTGGATCTTTCGTATTTCAAGATCGATCAGTAACTACTGCCAGCATCGGCGGCACGCCTACAGTATTTAACGATAACGGCACAGATATTGGCTATTCCAATGCCGTATGGCGATTAGATGACACCTTGATATTTAACCAGGCGAACGTAAGTCGCACGGGCGGCAGCGTTATGAGTGCTACTAACGCGGCTAGTGTCGAGAAGTATTTTGCCCATACTTACAATATCCAGAACTTGCTTATGCAAACGGATGCAGTAGCTCTGGACTATGCGCAGGCATACGTTGCCAGCCGTGCCGAAACTAGCGTTCGATGCGATGCAATCGAGTTAGACCTATACACAAATAACTACGCCAATGGCATATTAGCTGCGCTTAATCTTGATTTTTTTGACCCAGTAACTATTACTACTAACCAGCCAGGTGCATCTACCTTAACTAAGACCTTACAAGTTTTCGGCGTGGCTCATAACGTGACCCCGAATAAATGGCGTACGACCTTCACTACACTTGAGCCCGTGTTGGACGGGTTTATATTAAACTCAACCGAATATGGCGTACTCGATACGTCTGTACTAAGTTACTAAGGAGATAATAAAATGGCAGCTGGATTAGGCCTAAAAACGTTCGTTACCGGGGATGTGCTAACTGCCGCAGATACGAACGGCTACTTAATGCAAGGCACGTGGGTGTTTGCCGATGCAGCAGCCCGTACAGCTGCAGTGACTAGCCCACAAGAAGGCAATATGTCCTACCTTAAAGATACTAACTCTGTTGAGTATTACAGCGGGTCGGCGTGGGTAGCAGTCGGTGGTGCTAGTACGCCAACGTGGACAAATTACACGCCAGTAGTTACGGCTCAGACTGGATCACCGACAACTTACACAGCAAGTGGCAGATATTTTCAATATGGCAAATTCTGCACAGTCACTAACACTATTAACGTAACAAATATCGGCACAGCTGCTGGCAATCTTTTTACTACGCTTCCATTTACAGCAGGTTCATCTAACAATTTCTCAGGCTCAGTTAAAGAAACTGATGTTAATGGTGATGGCGGCACAGTTCTTATTCAAGCAAACGATACGAAGCTACAGACAAGACGTAATGGCGCTGGCGTTTTTTGGTGGGATAATGGAATAAGACTTATTATAACTATTACTTATGAAACGGTGTAAAAAATGACAATACCTGGATGGGACGATGAAGTAGTATCTGATGAAATACATCTTGCGCGGCTAAGAAACTGGCGCGATAGCGAACTGGTTAAAACTGATTTTAGCCAATTACCAGATAGTCCAGTAGATCAACTAGCGTGGGCTGAATATCGCCAATTATTGCGTGATCTACCTAAGCAAAACAAAAACCCACAGCTAATAGTTATCCCTATTCGGCCTGCATGACAGCAATAAGTTATAACGGCTGGCCAGCATCTAAAGATGTTGAGTCGATCCGTATCAAGTCTTACGCGATCAAGGGCAGCAAGGTAAAGCTGCGCTGTGCCTATTTTGCTGCGCCTTTACTTGTTGCGTTTGCAGAGGCCTTTAATGAACTGATCGAGCCGATCGATGGCGGCGCGCTAGATGACTGGGGCTATTGCTACCGAGATGTTAGAGGCGTACCGGGCAAGTTGAGTAATCACAGCAGCGGTACAGCGATAGACCTTAACGCGACTAAGCATCCGCTAGGCAAGGCTGGCACGTTCCCAGCTGAAAAAGTACCCATGTTATTAGCTTTGACTAAAAAATATTCTTTAATTTGGGGTGGGACATGGACTAGGCGTGATGAAATGCATTTTGAGGTGGGGATCGACCCCGTAAAGGCTGCCAAACTAATAGAGAAGTTAGGACTAAGTTATGCCGACTAGCGCACAAGTAACAATAACTACGACAGCCACACTTTTAGTAGCTGCAAATATTATGGATCAAACAGTATGGCTACATAATCTAGGCGGCGGTGCTGTCTATTTAGGCGATGCTAACGTAACTACATCTAACGGCTACAAACTAGATAATGGCGATAAAATGCAAGTGCCTGTAGGAGATCATGAAGGCTTATATGGTATTGCTGCATCGGGTACGCATACGATTGCAGTATTAAAACAAGTCAACTAAGGGCATTTAGGAGTAAGACCATGAAAGAACAAGCTAAGGCCGCTGGCCTGTCCTACCTACG